CGCATCATGGCGGCAAAGGAAGAAGGCATTGCAGAAGTACCCTGTGTGTATGCCGACCATCTGACGGAAGCACAGAAGAAAGCATATATCCTTGCCGACAACCGCATGGCGTTGGATGCTGGCTGGGACGAAGAACTGCTGTCTGTAGAAATGCAGGAGTTGCAGGAACTCGGATTCGACCTTTCCATGACCGGATTTGATGAAAAGGAACTGACAGATCTGCTGGGTGCGGATGCAGATGGCGAGGCAAAAGAGGATGACTTCGACCTGTCCGCTGCCTTAGAAAAGGCAGCTTTTGTACAGCGTGGCGATATTTGGACAGTTGGCAGACACAAACTGATGTGCGGTGATGCAACATCTGCGAAGGATGTATCTGCTCTCATGGGAGATACGAAGGCAAACCTCATTCTGACCGATCCGCCCTATGGCGTTTCGTTTAAGAGTGCCAGCGTTTTGACCATACAAAACGACAGCATGAAGAACGAGGAGTTTTATACATTTCTGCTGTCCTCCTTTCAGCGAATGGCGGAGCATCTGGAAAAAGGCGGTTCTGCCTATGTATTCCATGCAGATACCGAAGGGCTGAATTTCAGAAAAGCTTTCATTGATGCCGGATTTCATCTTGCAGGCTGCTGCATCTGGGTAAAAGACAGCCTTGTGCTGGGACGCTCCGATTATCAGTGGCAGCACGAACCTGTGCTGTATGGCTTTATGCAGAATGGCAAGCATCACTGGTATTCCGACCGTAAGCAGACGACCATCTGGCATTTCGACAAGCCGAAACGAAATACAAATCACCCCACCTCCAAGCCGCTGGACTTGCTTGGCTATCCCATCGGCAATTCTACACAGGAAAATGGCGTGGTAATGGACACCTTTGGCGGCAGCGGTTCTACTTTGATGGCTTGTGAGCAGATGAACCGCATCTGTTACACCATGGAATTGGATGAAAAATATGCCTCGGTGATTCTTCGCCGGTATGTGGAAGATACGGGAAATGCCGATGGTGTGTATGTAATTCGTAACGGACAGCAGATTCCGTATACGAAACTGGTCAAAGAGGTAGAGACAAAGGAAAGCTGATAGTTAGCTTATTCATGGATTATAATCAACCCATTCTCCATCAATTAACGTTTCAAGCTTTCCCCATTCCGGTTTTCCGGTATTACGACCTTTTACCCTAATCGGAATCAAAGCGTCATCCTGACAATCAGGCAACGGATCGCCTATATCAATCCATCCTCTTTCATCAATTTCGTCGTTCCAGTCTTCAAAGACCCCCTCAAGATCATCAAAGCAATAATCATCAAATGATGCCTGCACAGCATTTATGTCGCAATAATAAAAAAGGAAAACACCTTCGCGTTTTTTTCGATAAACTACGATCTTATATACAGTATCTTTATTATTGCATTTATATGGATTTTTCAAATATGCAAGTTTTCTCATGATATCACATACCCTTTCTTGCTGAGTTCTTTCTATGATTACACAGTGCATCCGTCGATGTGTCAATATCCGAAAACGCTATAATATGCACAAATCAGCACAAATTCGTCCCGTACATATTCTCCGTTTTACAGTCTTGCTATCTGTGGAAAAAAGAGTTAACATATGTACTGCCGAAAGGCAAATCACCGAAAATCGGGAGGAAAACATATGATAATTGCATTTGGACGGGCTGGAAATGAACGAAAGAAACTGGCATGGGCGATAGCCACGATCATTGGAACAACGGCAGAATATCAGTATATGCCCACCTGTACTTACAAAATCGGGGAATGCTACACTGTTACCAAAGCAGGTGATCTGGAAATCAGTGACCAAGCCGACCATAAGGAAACAGAACAGCTCCTTGCCGAACTGGCAAGTCGGGGCTATGCTGTTCCGGACACAACAGACCCAGAATCCAAAGGCTTGACGGTGCAGATGCCAGCCGATTTCTTCACAGAGCATACACTGGGCAATCTCCGGCAGATCTGCGAAAACAAGGTTGCCATTTTTCAGGCAGCTTTTCAAACCGACTGTTTGGACATCATTCCGTCTGATGAAAAGGTGGAATTTCCATGGTTCACGGTCGAACAGGACGGCGATGCAGATGCCTACTGCACCTTCATTTCCATGCTCTGCGAATTTGCCAAGAACCAGAGCCGCATCAACCGCAAGCTGGACACCTCCGACAATCCCAAGTACACCATGCGGTGTTTCCTGATTCGTCTGGGAATGGTGGGTGCAGAATTCAAGGCAGCAAGAAAAGTCATTCTCCGGCATCTGTCCGGCAATTCCACATTCAAAAAGGTTGGTGATACTAATGCAGTTTCCGAGTAAGTCGTATCTGGAACAGCTGCGAAAAAAGTACCCTGTCGGAACGAAATTACAGCTGATTTCTATGCGAAATGAAAAATATCCGGTTCTTCCCAGAACAGTTGGTGTGGTCACGCATATTGACGATGCGGGCAGCATTCATATGCGGTGGGAGAATGGTTCTTCCCTTGCTCTGATTCCCGAAATCGACAGTTTCCAGACCGTATCCGAGGCGAAAAAATAAGGCGGCACCTCCTCCATTGTACGGTATGTTACCATACAATCGCAAGAATTGCAAGAGTGTATTCTACACAATCTTTTGACCTCATTTTCTGTAGATTTAGCCGCTTGCTATCTCCTCCGTTTAGAGTTAATATGGTTACAACGAAAGGGGTGCGGGTTGCCAGTGGCAACCTCTGCGAAGCAGAAGCACCGACCGAGGCGACAGCCGAGACAAAGCCCGAAACTACGGAGGAAAACACTATGAACGCTAAAACAGAAAGACAGATTGAAAACCTGAAAAAGCAGACCATCGGCGTGGAGATTGAGATGAACCACATCACCAGAGAACGGGCTGCCAGACTTGCCGCTGACCATTTCGGCACGGGCAGATACGAATACACCGCCAGCCGAAACGGATACAGCACCTGGTCAGCTTGGGATGCACAGGGTAGAGAATGGAAATTCCAGAAAGATGTCAGCATTGCAGGATGCGATGCCGAAAAGTGCGAACTGGTCACGCCGATTCTGAAATACGAGGACATTGAAACCTTGCAGGAACTGGTCAGAAAACTTCGCAAAGCCGGAGCAATCAGCCATGCAGGCATCGGAGCCGGAGTACACATTCACATTGGAGCAAACGGACACACACCGCAAACCCTGCGAAACCTCGCCAACCTTATGGCGAGCCACGAACGGCTGATTGCAGATGCCTTGAAAATCGACCAAGGCAGAATGAACCGATATTGCAGAACGGTCAATCCCCAATTCATCGAACAGCTGAACTATCACGCAACTTTTACAAAAGGCACAATTGAATTCCGGTTGTTCCAGTTTGACAAGCCTGCCAACGGCAGGAAAAACGGACTCCATGCCGGACAGCTGAAAAGCTACATACAACTTTGCCTTGCCCTTTCCGAAATGGCAAAGGGACTGCGAACCGCCAGCCAGAAACCACAACAAACGGAAAACCCGAAATTCGCCATGCGAACATGGCTGATTCGGCTGGGACTGGTCGGCGAGGAGTTCTCCACCGCCAGAACGTTCCTTACCAGAAACTTGGACGGCGATGCCGCCTTCCGGTTCGGCAGATAAAGAGACAGCCTTTTGCTACCAGCTACACCAGACCGCTTCGGCGGTCTTATGGTGGTGAAAGGGTATCCCTTTCAGAAAGGATTTGATTGCGTGAAAAAGTTTTACCTTACTACTTTTTGAAAATCAGGGCATATTTTTCCACGCACAAACAAAATATAATGATTATAGTACGCTCTGTAATGCAGACAGAGCGTTACCCGTTTGTTAGTTCCTGACGCATTGCACAAAGATCACACACATTCAGGACACCGTCCTCGCAAAGATCAGCAGCCTTCCAGTCCGGAAGCGCAGTGTCCGGAACAGCCAGCAGCCACTTCTGGAGAAGGACTGCATCAGCGAGATTGAAGCTGCCGTCCTTGTTCCCATCTCCACGGAGCGTTCCGTTCTTCAGGTTCTCCCAGTCCGGCAGTTCGTCCAGCGTGATGACATACTCGCTCTGATAGTCCTTTTTCAGCACTTCCGCTTCCGTGTATTCCTCAGAAAACTGACCGTTGGCGGTCATGAAACTGCCGTTCCAGGTGGTGAACCAAGCCCATTTTGCACCCGTGGCAATCACATTGTCGATGTCGAAAATCGTGCCGTTCTCCGTAAGAGCAATGATCTTCTTTCCGCCGGAATCGTCCAGTATTTCGGAGAATTTCGCTGCATGAGCGGTATAGGAATGCTTGTCAACATAAATATCCTCGCCGATGATGTCAACATATTCATCGCCAGGATACCAGTCAGCAGACTGCCCGTTCCACACCCATATCAGGTTGTGGCAGCCATACACATTTGTGAGCTGCTCGTAGAGATACTTGTAGAGTGCCTTGTACGGCTCAGCACCCCTTGCTCCCCACCAGAACCAGCCGCCGGATGCCTCGTGGAGCGGTCTCCAAAGAACTGGAACGCCTGCTTCCTGCAAGCGGAGGAGCTGCTGTGCGATACCGGCAATATCCTCATCTATGCGTGCCTTGCCTTCCGGGTCGCTGCCGTCCATGACCTTAGAAATGTCGAAATCGGTATTTCTTGTGTAGAATCCGCCCCACCACCGTGGAGAACCGTTTTCATCAGTACCCTCTTTCAGGTAAGCGGTCGGGGAATTCCAGTGCCAGCAGAATGTGACGATTCCGCCAGCGTTGTGGAATTCTATCGCACGCTCCACGGCATCAGAACGTGCACCAAGTGCCACACGGGAGGGGGTGGAATCCATCATGTCAAGTCCAAGAATCGCCGGCGTTTTTCCGGTCACCTCTTTGATTGCACGGAATTCCTCGCTGTCCAGTCCACGGTCTGCGAACTGTCCTGATAGAACCTGCTCGCCGTACCTGTCGCAGAGGTAGGAAAACAGCACCCTTGCATCCGCATTTGCATGCGGGTCGGTCAGCGTATCGTCCACTTCAAAGGCAGAAGACGGGATTGCTTTCGCTGTCTCTATCTTTATGCAGTCAACAGCAATCCAGCCCCAGGATTTTGTGATAGCAATCTCATGCGTTCCGGCGGTCAGCAGCACGCTCCGCATCAGGGAATCGGAGTAAGTATCTGCGGTGCTGTCAAAAGTTCCTGCAAATTCTCCGTCAATAACGATATTATTTGTCTTTCCGCCGCCATAGCCTTTTGCGTTAATCACAATGTTGTATGTTCCGTCCGCCGGAATCTCTACTGTAAATTTAAGCGAATCCGTGTCTGCAGCAAAGTTTCCGGCAGCCTTTCCACCGGAACATCCGGACTCCTCAATTGCCTTCATATTGCCAGTCATGACTGCGTCCTCCGCTTCGTAAACGCCGACCGTTTCCGCCGAACCGGTGAGCGGTACAGACGGAACAGCAATGGCTGTCAGGACTGCGGCTGCGAGCATTCTTTTTTTCATAACGTTCCTCCTTTTTTCAGCAGTTGACTTTCCTGCTTGTTTTCGTGTTATTTTGACAAAGATGCTGCATCATTTTGTTCCATATGCCGTTCGCTCTTGCTCGGCGATAAAAACTCCATACCGTATCATGCGGTGGATAGTCATGTGGTAGCATTCTCCACATTTGTTACTTGATATTCTTTTTTCATATCTCTTATTATACCACTTTTTTGCTATGAACACAAGCTCTCTTCTTTGACATCTTCATATCCTCCGTTTTTCCTTTTTTCTATTTTATTTCCTTGTGGCTTATGTGTCAAGTTTTATTATACAGGATCATGTTTGATGTGGCTGCCGACATGGTGCGAATGTGCCCTGCCCTTTCCAAGCGGGTGAAAATTCTAACCTCACAAAAGCGTATCGTGTACATTCCGACCAACAGCTTCTATCAGGTGCTTTCGGCAGAAGCCTACTCCAAGCATGGCTTCAACATCCATGGGGTCGTGTTCGATGAACTTCACACGCAGCCGAACCGAAAGCTCTTTGATGTTATGACCAAAGGCTCCGGTGATGCCAGAATGCAGCCTTTGTATTTCCTGATTACCACAGCCGGCACAGACACAAATTCAATCTGCTATGAAGTTCACCAAAAGGCAAAGGACATTCTGGAAGGCAGAAAACATGACCCAACTTTTTATCCCGTTATCTATGGTGCTGATGAATCGGAAGATTGGACTGACCCGAAGGTTTGGAAAAAGGCAAATCCATCCCTCGACAAAACCATCGGAATAGATAAGGTGGTGGCTGCGTGTAATTCTGCAAAGGAGACTCCCGGCGAAGAGAACGCTTTCCGACAACTAAGACTCAATCAATGGGTAAAGCAGGCAGTGCGTTGGATGCCAATGGAGAAATGGGATAAATGCAAGGTATCATTTGATGAAGAGAGGCTTGCCGGGCGTGTTTGCTATGGTGGTCTTGACCTTTCCTCTACAACAGATATAACAGCTTTTGTACTTGTCTTTCCACCTACTGAAGATGATGAACATTATTATGTTTTGCCCTACTTCTGGCTGCCGGAGGAAACTTTGCCCCTTAGAGTAAGACGTGACCATGTTCCATATGATATATGGGAACGGCAAGGCTATCTGAAAACAACTGAGGGAAATGTGGTTCACTATGGTTTTATCGAAAACTTCATCGATGAGCTGGGACAGAAATTTCATATCAAAGAGATAGCATTTGACCGTTGGGGTGCGGTGCAGATGTCGCAGAACCTTGAGGGACTGGGTTTTACAATGGTACAATTTGGACAAGGATATAAAGACATGAGTCCACCGACCAAGGAACTGATGAAACTGACTCTGGAACAGACCCTTTCCCACAATGGTCACCCGGTTCTTCGGTGGATGATGGATAACATTTTCATCAGGCGTGACCCTGCCGGAAACATCAAGCCGGACAAAGAAAAATCCACAGAGAAAATTGACGGTGCGGTTGCCATGATCATGGCTCTTGACCGTGCAATTCGCTGTGGATGTGTGTCTGATGAGTCGGTTTATGATATGAGGGAGATGCTGGTGTTTTAATTATCTCGATTTAATCCATTTCAAAGCTTCAGTACCACATTCATAATCCTCAGCAACATCTTTAGCATACAAATACTCAGAATCAAAAGAACCTGTTTTTAAGTTGTATGTATATTTAAATACAACAGGTATCTCTCTATTGTATCTTTGGCAAATTTCATTCAATTCCGGCATTATTTCTTCTGTTATAATATTATAGATCTTATTATCGATTTCGTCGGATACACCCGCTTTTACATTGCCAACTACTTTTTCATCAACACGGTATGCACTTGCAATTAAAGACTGGGAATCATCATTATAAATGTATACGTATAGTAGTTCCGATTTAGCACTTGCTGCTTCTTTGTACAAAGAAATAATTTCCGACTGCTTATCCATGAATTCATCTTCAAAACACATTTATCTTACTCCTAAGCTATATGACTTAATCGAAAAATTTACTCGATTTCATATTTAAGTATACCACATCCACACCAAAAAAACAACCCTCTGAAAGGAATTGATTTTTATGGGAATTTTCAGCGGGCTCTTTAAGTCCAGAGATAAGCCGACCAACAGCTACGACAGCCCGTCATACACATATTTTTTCGGCAGAAGCAATGCAGGAAAAAGAGTCACCGATAGAACAGCTTTGCAGCATATTGCGGTCTATGCCTGTGTGCGGGTTCTGTCAGAAGCAATTGCACAGCTGCCGCTTCATGTGTACAAATACAACGATAGCGGAAAAGAGCGAGTGCCACAGCATCCGCTTTATTTTTTACTCCACGACCAGCCAAATCCTGAAATGACTTCTTTTGTTTTCCGAGAAACCTTAATGTCACATCTGCTGATTTACGGCAATGCCTATGCACAGATTATCCGAAACGGCAGAGGTGATGTTTTAGGGCTATACCCTTTGATGCCTGACAAAATGAAGGTTGACCGTGATGAGAAAAACCGCCTGATATATATTTACAGCCGTTACGATGAGGCAAATCCAAATCTGAAAGAACAGGGCGACATCGTTCTTTACGTCGATGAAGTTCTGCATATTCCCGGACTTGGATTTGATGGTCTGGTTGGATATTCGCCGATTGCACTTGCGAAAAATGCAATCGGCATTTCTATTGCCTGCAAAGAATATGGTGCTTCGTTTTTCGGAAACGGTGCAAGTCCGTCAGGTGTACTGGAACACCCCGGAGTGATTAAAAATCCGGAACGTGTGCGTGATGCCTGGCAGAGGGCTTACGGTGGCAGAAATGTCCACAAGGTCGCAGTTCTCGAAGAGGGCATGAAATTTACACCTATTGCAATTCCGAATAATGAAGCACAGTTTCTGGAAACCAGAAAGTTTCAGATTGAGGAAATTGCAAGAATGTACAGAGTGCCGCTCCATATGATCGGTGACCTTGACCATGCAACATTCAGTAACGTAGAGCATTTATCCCTTGATTTCGTGAAATATAGCCTTGACCCTTGGATCGTCCGATGGGAGCAGTCTTTACAGAAAGCACTTCTTTCTGATTCTGAAAAGGGGCAGTATTTCGTGAAGTTCAATGTAGACGGACTTCTGCGTGGCGATTATGCTTCCAGAATGCAGGGCTATGCTACTGCAAGACAAAACGGCTGGATGTCGGCAAATGACATCCGAGAACTTGAAGATATGAATATGCTTTCAGACGAAGAGGGCGGAAATCTCTATCTTGTAAATGGTTCATTTACAAAGCTTGCTGATGCAGGTGCATTTGCAAATCGAAATCAAGAAAAGGAGAAAGAAACCGAATGAAGAAATTCTGGAACTTTGTAAAAAATGAAGATACATCAGAAACGGAACTTCTGTTTAACGGACCTATTTCGGAAGATACCTGGTGGGGCGATGAAGTGACACCTGCCCTTTTCCGTGACGAACTCGCAAAGGTCAGCGGAAATCTAACAGTCTGGCTGAACTCACCAGGCGGCGATGTGTTCGCTGCAAGTCAGATTTATTCTATGCTGAAAAATCACAAAGGCAAGGTTACCGTGAAAATTGATGGCATTGCTGCCTCCGCTGCGTCTGTTGTGGCAATGGCAGGCGATGAAACTTTGATTGCACCAACTGCCCTAATGATGATCCACGACCCTTCCACATCAGCAATTGGCAATAAAGCAGATATGGAAAAAGCAATTGAACTTCTGGAAGAAGTCAAGGAATCTATCATCAATGCCTACGAAACCAAATCTCATCTCAGCAGAAACAAGATTGCGAAGCTGATGTCCGATGAAACATGGCTCAATGCAAAAAAGGCTCATGAGATGGGGTTTGTGGACGGGATTCTTTTTGCAGAGAAGAAAGTGCCTGTTGTTCCCAAAGAGGAAGAACCGGATGAAGAAGAAAAAGAAGATACACTGACCGCAATGACCTATTCAAAGTCAAGGAATCTATCTGCATTCTTATCCAAAGTATCTGCATCAGCAGAATCCGTTACAGGTACATCGATTGACCAGCTTGAAAAAAGATTGGCATTACTGAAATATTGATTGGAGGAATTGATTATGACGATTAAAGAACTCAGAGAAAAGAGAAACAAGGCTTGGGATACTGCCCGTGATTTTCTCGACAGTAAGAGAAATGCAAACGGCGTTCTCAGTGAGGAAGATTCCAAGACCTACGATGCAATGGAACAGACCATTGTCGATCTTGGCAAGGAAATTCAGCGTCTGGAAAGACAGGCTGAAATTGAAGCTGAAATGAATAAGGCAACTTCCACTCCTGTTCTCGGAAAACCCGCAACTCCGGCTGTTTCTGAAAAGGCAGGCACAGCAAGCGATGCCTACAAGAAAGCATTCTGGAACAGCATCAGAAACCGCAACTGGATCGATGTCCACGATGATTTACACATTGGTACAGACGCAGAGGGCGGCTATCTTGTTCCGGATGAGTTTGAACGAAAACTGGTGGAAGCATTGGAGGAAGAGAGCATTTTCCGTTAGATGGCAACGGTCATCAAAACTTCCAACGGCGACAACAAGATTCCGATTGTGACTTCCAAGGGTGAGGCTGTCTGGATGGACGAAGAACAGCAGTATTCCCTCTCTGATGATGCTTTCGGACAGGCATCGCTTTCCGCATATAAGCTTGGTACAGCAATTAAAATTTCAGAAGAACTTTTGAATGATTCTGTTTTTGACCTGCCGTCCTACATTGCAAAGGAGTTCGCAAGAAGAATCGGTTCTAAGGAAGAAGAGGCGTTCTTCGTTGGTGATGGCAAGGGCAAACCGACCGGTATTTTCAATGCTACAGGCGGTGCGGAAGACGGCACTTCCACCTCTACTGCCAATATCACATTTGATGATGTCATGGAACTTTTCTACTCCCTCAGAAGTCCGTACCGTAAAAAGGCCGTGTGGGTGCTCAACGATTCCACGGTGAAGGCACTTCGCAAGCTGAAGGACAACACAGGTAACTACATCTGGAATCCGTCTGTGCAGGCTGGCGTTCCGGATACCATTCTCAATCGTCCTTACAAGACATCCAGCTATGTGCCGGAAATCAAGGCAGGCAACAAGTGCATGGCATTCGGAGACTTTAGCTATTACTGGGTAGCTGACAGACAGGGACGCTCTTTCAAGAAACTGAATGAACTCTTTGCTATGACTGGTCAAGTTGGTTTCCTTGCAAGTCAGCGTTTGGACGGCAAGTTGATTCTTCCGGAAGCAATCAAGACACTCACCATTAAGAAAGCGTGATGTTATGATCACGCTGAAAGAGGCAAAAAACTATCTCAGGGTAGATTACGAGGAAGATGATAAGCTGATTCAGAATCTTCTTTTTACGTCAAAACAACTTGTGATGGACGTTGGCAGAATGGACGAATCGGAACTTGCTGAAAATGAAGATACCGTGCGGACAGCAATGCTTTTCGCACTTGGATATCTTTATGAAAACAGAAGTTCTCCGGATTATCAGAAACTGACCTTAAATCTGCGTTCTATTTTGTTTGCACAAAGAGAGGGTGTGATGTAATGGAGATCGGAAACCTGAATCAGAGAATCACCATTTTGGAACACAGAACAGTTGTGGACAAGATCGGCAACCATATTACAAAATGGGAAGAAACCTTTTCATTATGGGCAAAAGTTACGGTAAAGACGGCAACAGAAACCACAGATGCAGGGATAACCAGAGAAGGACAGAAGCTGGAGTTTCTGGTTCGTCAGAGTCCTGCCTCGCTGAACATCAACAGCACCAATTTCCGTATTCTTTTCAGAAACAGCGTCTACAATGTCACCGGAATTACTCCTTTATACGACCACAACAACTACATGAAAATTGAGGGTGAGATACGAAAGGCAGGTACTTCCGATGACTACAGTTGATGCAATGGCTGATGAGATTATGAAAGGTCTGACAGACTACGCTGATCTTGCAGATGAGGCAATGAAAAAGACAGTCCGAAAAACTGCAAAGTCTGTAAAAGATGAAATATCTGCAAAACGCTCCAAAGCGAACGGGTGCGTATTCAAAAAGCTGGACTGCCAAAAAGACAAAGGAAAACAGCCATTCTCTTGAAATGACTGTCCACAGTAAGAATCGTTATCAACTGGCACATTTATTGGAAAAAGACCATGCCAAGCGTGGCGGAGGTCGTGTATCCGGCAAGCCGCACATTGCTCCTGCGGAAGAAAAAGGGGTACAGTTCTTTGAAGAACTCATCGAGGAGGCTTTATCATGACCTACGAACAAATCGCAGAAATGATAGAAGAGATGGGGCTGCCTTTCGCCTACCATCATTATGCCGAAGGCGAAAGTCCTGAACCGCCTTTTCTGCTGTTTTTATCTCCCGGAGAAAATACATTTTCGGCAGATAATTCCATGTATTTCAGCTTTAAGATGCTGGATATTGAACTCTACACAGATGTGAAGAATCCTGAACTGGAAAAGCAAGTTGAACAGGTTCTGAAACGTCACAAAATTTATTACACAAAATCAGAAGTATGGATAGAATCGGAAAGGCTCTATGAAGTGCTTTATGAAACGGAGGTATAACCTATGGCAACAAGCAAGAAGAACAAAGTCAAATTCGGTTTGCAGAATGTCTACTGGGCAAAAATCAATGAATGGGGTGAAGATCCTGACGGCAACAAGACCGTTCCTGCATATGGTCCGTCAAAACATCTCCCCGGTGCTGTATCGCTCTCTATTGATGCAAACGGCGAGGCAGAGAACTTTTTTGCGGATAACGGCGTTTATTATGTCATCAACAATAACGCAGGATATACAGGTGACCTTGAAATCGCCCTTATCACAACCGAATTTGCAACTGAAATCTTAGGAGAAATCCTTGATAATAATGGTGTTCTGGTGGAAAAGAATGATACAGAACTTGCACAGTTTGCATTGATGTTTGAATTTCTGGGTGACAAGCACCATATCCGACACGTGATGTATTGCTGTTCCGCTTCTCGACCTGCAACAGAATCTGCAACCACTGAGGAAAGCACAGAAGTCAAGACCGAAAAGCTGTCGCTGAAAGCTACTCCTTTGCCGACAGGTCTTGTGAAATCCAAGACTACTGAAAGCACCACAGATGCGGTGTATAATAACTGGTTCAAGATGCCGTATAACCCTGATACGACAGTTAAGTCTTCTGCCAAGTCATCTTAAGGAGGTATTACTATGGCTATTCAGAAAAATATTACGATTGATGGGATTGAAGTGCCGTTCAAGGCAAGTGCTGCTGTGCCACGTCTTTATCGTCTGAAATTCCGCAGAGATATTTATAAGGATT